CCCTAAACGAATGAATCAAGCTAAAAGGTGGACTTTTACATACAACAATTACTCGGTGGAGCAAATGGAGACGATGGAGCACGTTTTCAAAACACGATGCTCGGGATACATCTTCGAGGAAGAGGTCGGTGACGAGGGTACGCCGCACCTACAGGGGTACCTGGAGTTCGCTAAGCGTATTCGGGCATTCTCGTTGAAGTTGCCGAAGCAGATTCACTGGGAGATCGCTAAGGCTAGCAGGATGGATAACATCAAGTACTGTAGCAAGGATCAAGGGCGTCAAGCGCACTATAGTCCGAACTTTAAGCCGCCGAGGCCGATTAAGGTACTGACGGAGGAGCAACTGCGCGATTGGCAGAAGGGGCTGATCGATATCGCTAACACGGAACCGGATGACCGTACGCTGATCTGGATATGGTCGATGGCAGGTAACCTTGGCAAGACTACATTCTGCAAGTACCTGACCATGACGCTAGGGGCTATTCCGCTGGGGGGCAAGGCCGCGGATGTCAAGAATGGGATCGTTACCCACTTGAAGGAAACGGGGTCTACGCCTGAACTTATCGTTATTCCTATTCCGAGGTCGTACAAGGAAGAGTTTGTGTCCTACGAGGCGATGGAAAACGCCAAGGACATGTACTTTTACTCGGGCAAGTACGAGGGTGGGGCGGTGTGCGGTAACTGTCCGCATGTGTTCGTGTTCTCTAACTTCGAACCTGAGTACGCCAAGATGTCGGAGGACCGGTGGAAGGCGTGGCAGATCGATGGACCGTGCCCTAACGGCTTTCCCCGTTAGTTTGCACACCTCCAGTATTGGACTAGCCAATACGGTTCGGAGTGCGGCCACGGGGAAAGAAGAAACTTCCCCTGCGGGGCCACCGGGCATCGCGATGTGCGCGCGCTCGGCTACGGCGTTCCGCCTTCGCTTTTCCGCGCGCACACATCGCTCCGGCTCGCCGGGACCCCGGGCTCTGCTACGGCGTTCCGCCTTCGCTTTCACGCCCGGGGTCCCGGCTCGTAGAAAGATAGGCAGAGAGATGCCGCAGCCGGTTGAGACTGCAGCCAAGGGGCCATGTTAGCCTGAGGTTTAGATACAAGTTGTATTAGGGATTGCCTTCGTAGTTGGTGATGCCGCAGGCGCACGACGACCAGCAGCTAGCTAGCTATTAGACGGCAGCCTTGTAGTAGTCGGTAGCTGACCAACCGAGGAATATAGATTCTTGATCAACTGTAACTCCGTTCGAGAGACAGACTAGGTACTTAGCTTTCCCGTTTTCCTGGTCCAGGAGTCCAAGTTCCATAGCGTTCTGGACTGTACGGACGGGTTCGTTCGGGAGGGTGACTGAGCGTATTTCGCCCGCGGCAGGGATCTTGATCGTGCCTGAGTGAACGAGTGCGTTGTTCGCAGGATTCGTGTTAGCAGGGTTAACGTTAGACACAACGTTGGTGGCGCCTGGGTGGCCAAAGGTAAGTTCCCGCTGGTAGTGTACATTCCAGTACTTGCGGTTGAACGTGGCACCAAAATAGGTGTCTGAGGAGCCGGCAGCGCCTACACCAGTGTGAAGATGGTAGTCTACATCACGGATTATCCCATCGGCGGAGGTAGGGGGACCATATGGTACAGTAGAGTCCCCAAGTAGATTATTATCGACTGTCTTCTGGTCGCTCTGGGCGTCCTTAAGGGAGATAAGAGCCAAAGTAACTTTTGACATGTTCGGCTCGGTGGATGTCATTTGCCATTTGATCATACCGCCTGTGTGCTCGAGGACCGGCGTGTTGTATGCTTGATCGGAGCAGCCGAAGACCACTTTCTTGGTGAAGTACGGCTGGGTGGCGATTGCGAGGCTGTCGCGCCACTGGGTAGTGATCCCGCTACCGGGGTTGTACCTGTCATCCGGATCCATAGCCATGTACGGAATGGGACAGATGTACGGGGTACCTGCAGTGAGCAAAGTCTCAATGGTCAGGTTGTCACGTTGCCAGCTTGTGCTGAATCGTTCGTAGTTGGTCCGATTGATTTTAGACACTTGCCGAGCGAGTGTAGCAATCTGACGACTCTGGCTTTTAGCCGAGGTACGGCGACGGATACTCTTACGCGAAAGGACGCGCTTGCGGATAGGCCTGCGACGGCGGGGTCGGTATCTACGGGCATACGGCATTTCGTAGAGTTACGGGTCACTATATATACTCAAAATTTTCAGTTTGAATTCAAATTTGAAATGAGTGATTCATTCTCCATGTCAAGCTCCGAAGATGACTTGGACGTCCGTCATTTGGAGACCATGGAGATGGGGGAGGGTAATACTAAACCTCCCCCTAAACGAATGAATCAAGCTAAAAGGTGGACTTTTACATACAACAATTACTCGG